CATCAGAATCTAATTCTGAATTTGTAGATTGCAAATATTCTTTTACTAGGTCTTCAGGATCCATAGCGTCAAAATCTTTATTTAACTTTATGAAATCTTCAAATCCTCTTCCTGTATCTTTCTTATATTTCATATAAGCCGCTACATCTGAAGGGATTTCTTCACTAGATTGCCTTTCCGCCATCAGTTCATCAAATGAACTAATTTCTTTATTATATCTTTTTCCAATATATGAAAGAACTTTTTCTTCACTCAACTCTTCCTCATAGGACTCTTCCTGTGGTTCAACTTGAGTTTCTTCTTGCTCTTGCTCTTGAACAACATTATCTGTTGATAGTGATTCTTCGTGCTTAACTAGAAGCTCTTCTTCTATTTGTGCAACGCTTTTTGTTTCCACGTCACCGATTGCTCTTACTTTAATTTCCATTTTATTTGATTTAATTTTTTACAAAGTTATACAAAAATAATTAATATTTAACGAGGTGAAAATTCACCCATATCAAATCCATCTAAACTATCTTCATTTGATTCAAAAGTCATTGGTTTAGATTGAGGTGTATCAAATCCATCTATGTTATTTTCATTAGACTGAAAGTCTTGAGGAGGTAAATTATTTTTCCGTTGGTTTATTAATTTTGATTGCTCGGTATTCTGCTGACTTATTCTTTTTGACTTAGCATTTTCTCTCTCATCCTCTCGGGTTTTCAAATTGTTTTGAGTAAGGCCACTTAGTTGCATATTATAATCAAACTCTACAGCCATTAGGTCTTTTTTAAGTTGAGCCTCTGCTGTTAATTGTTGGATATTAAAGTTAACCTCAGCTTCTCTTAATCTCATTTTTGCCTCAGACTCCATTTGTATCTTTTGCATAGCAGTTTGCATTGCTAGCTCTTGAGACTTTAATTGTTGTTGCGCCTGCATAGCCTGCATCTGCATTTGGTTTTGACTTTCTCTATCTTGCTTTTGACTTCTTTTCATCTTCAACAATTGATTAGCAAGTTTAAGGTTTCTTAACTCACGAATATCAATTGCATCTTCAAGATTTATATCACTCTTAGATAAAGCCATTTGTATATTTGCTTCAAGCTGTGCTTTTTGTTCTTCATCAGGAGATACTTCAATAAAAATTCCAAAATCATAAATATATAAATCCGAAATATCATTTAATATTGAAACATTATATTTCCCAATCTTATTTGCAAAGTCATCTTTGAAATCTGCATACTGCAATATATCTCCAACTCTATACGTTAATGCCTCTGCTAAACTCCTATAAATATATAAGGCTCCTTCAAGGATATGTCTTGTAGCTGTGTTTGAATTTAATGCAGCAAGTTTCTGAACACCAACCAATGAGTTGGGGTCAGGATTACTTCCGTCTCTCGCCTCATTCAATCCTGTTACAGAACGAATCATACCCATATAATGATTATAGTTAGATATGAGCATTTGAGTTTTACTTAATCCTGAGTTTGAAGTTAATTGAGTAATTGGAACTTTAGCATTATTGTAATCACCTTCTTGAGTGTAGCTTCTTCCAATAACACTACCCGTTTGAAAATACAACCTTAGTGCATCTTCAGGATTATATGCGGCACCTGTTCCTAAATCAACCTCATTTAATCCATCGGCATCAATAAATACACCATCAGGTACTACCCTTGCAATAACTTGCTGTAGCTTTAAGTGTGTTATCTGTATCAAATCTGCAAATGGAATCATTCGTCTAACTAAAGATTCAATGTTTCCTTTATACATACGTGGGGCGGTAGCAACATAGTTTGGAAGAGCATGCTGAGAAGTTGACTTAGGTCTAACCATATTTTCCGACATCTCCCACTTTATAATTATGTTTGTTCCCATAACCATTACCCCATCATACCAAACATCAATTGTTTTTTCAATCTTAACAAAATTGTTCTCTTCCATCATTTCAACCGGAGGGTTGAATGTATCATCTTTTTCAATCACTCTCGTTCCACCACCCTCAAGTAATTTCTTTTTATATACTATTTTCTTTGTTGTCTTGTAATTAAAATAAAGCAACGTACAAGTGTCTTTATAAAAAAGACTATTCTCGTAGAATTGAGATACATTATAGTAATCATACCACCCTTGACTGCTTTTAGATATTTTCTCTAATTCTTCTTTCTTTAAAGAAGGCTTAATTTTTAACAACTCTGTAATTGGAAGTGTTTTTATTTCACCCCAATAAAAGCAATCATCAAAAGTAGGAGACTCAGTATAACTGTAAACTACATTTGCAGGGTCTACATATGAAATAGAAACACCTGAACCTAATAAAAATTCATGCTTTGCTATACCAATACCTATTACTGCCAAATCATAGTCTACTCTTTTTCTAATATCTTGATAATGGTTCTCATCAAATATTGTATTAATAGCTTCTTCTTCAGCAATCTCAATTGCAGGCTTGTAGTTTATTTGCATGAAAAGAGCTAGCTCTTCATCTGTTTTAGGCAATTGCTCGGGAGGCATAATAAATGGGTCAACTCCTGTTTTCTCTTGGATAATCTCAAGCGGAACCTTAGCTACCATTTGACCCTCAATCATATCTTGAAACTTACTTCTCTTTTGCTGAGACATTGCGTCTTGAGAGTATGCCTTAACCTTAAATAATCTATCAGACATTCCATTAACTACAATATCCACAAATTTAGGAAGTATAGGAACAGGTGTCCAATCTAAATTTAGGTACGATAAATCACCATCTATTGCTAGCTCGTTTTTATATTTTGCTATGGATTGCTCCCCTCTTGCATACAGCCTTAACCTATGGAAATCTTTCCATTGACTATAAAATCTACAGGACCCACCATCCTTTCTAAACCACTCATACTGAATAGCTTGTCCTACTTGGAGCCCAAATTTTTCTGTTGCTTTTTCGCTGTCCGTTGCTAACTGACTTGGGAATGAAGCAGAGGTTATATCTATTATCGTATCTTTCATTCGATTAATTGACTGTTGTTTCCATCATTACTGTATCTTGCAAAGGTAATGCTAATTTTTGATTCTTTTTTCTCAGGTATATATATATGTTTTTGATTTGCCATTATAGCTAATCCCGAACTAATTGAAGCATCAAATTTTGTTCTATCATTTATATCAAATTTAGCCCAATCCTCTAATGTTCTTGTAAATGGCATAGTTCCTATTTCATCTGAATCTCTATACGTTCCAACTAAATCCATACCTATAAACTTTTCAATATAAGACTCAATTGCTGATGCGTGCGATTGCTTTACATCTTCAGATGAGTTTGGTATACCTCCTAACTCTCGTTCTGTTTTTGATAACTTAGAGTATAACTTATCAGGTCTGTTCATACAAAACCCTCTATACCCTCTGTTTTTGAAATGATATAATAATCTAGGTTTATTATTCTCTATTAGTATAGGCATACCATAAAAAATACAAGCCATTAATACCTCTTCAAAAAATATCTCTGCCGTTTGTGGTCTTGCTACATACTCTAAGAAAAATTCGTTTGTAGGAGCTTCGTCCATATGAAACTTAGTCATACCATGCAAAGACCCATTAGAACCTCTACCACCTACTACTGCCGATATGTCATAAGAGTCACACCCAAATGAACCTATATGCTCATTGCCGGGGTGATAAACTCCATTTCTATTATACACATTGTTCTGAATAGACTTATTAGGCATCCAACTTACCAAGAATCTACCTCTATTGTCAGGTGTCCATATAACTTTTGAATCTTGCACACCATCTCTCCAATGGAAGCTACCACGAGTGGTATGATGTTCTCTTATTGTTGAATCATTGTAATCAATTTGCTGATATATCTTTGTTAGATTAAATATCGATTGTTTACTTTCATCTCTAAAAGCGTGAGATTCTGTTCTTGGAAACTGACGGTAAAATTCATTTAATGCATCAGCATCACTCTTTAATGAATCAACTTCCGCTTCCCAATAATCAATAGCACCATTCTTTATTAATACTTTATCTACTCCTAGTATTGGTTCTTCAGGAGCATTGAATACAGGCATACCATATAAGTCAATAAATCCTTCCATATTCCATTCCATAGGAATAAACAATGAGTATAGTCCACTTTTAGTTTGCCCGTTTGCATTTCTATGTAGTACTGAAGAATCTTCATAGATGTCTTTAAAGTTACTACCACCTTTTGATAAAGCATTTGAGGTTGAACCCATCATACATTTACCAATAATCTTAGAACCTAATCTAAGACAAGTTTTAGTTACTCGCCAATTTTCTTTAATGTTATTTGGTCGCAGCCATTTCCCGCTCTCGTCATGAGCCAAGAACAATAGCTTTTCTCCGTCATAAGAGTTATCTTCTGTATTCTTCCAATCTATTGATGTATCTAAGCCCTCAATTGTATCTTCCTCAGAATTATACATGTTCTTTTTTGTAATCTTTGATGCAGGTATACGGAAAGATAACTCAGTTTTAGGTTTATCCATACCATCCATAATAGGCTTAAAGAAAAATGGAAGCCTACTATTTATAGGAACAACTTTATCCGTAAACATTTTCTTAGCATCCGCCCCTGTTTTAGATAGTATTCCAACCCTTGCATCTCTTGCAAGAGTACCAACATTTATACATTCAGAAGATGCCATAAAAGAAAATCCTGAACGTCTTATCTTTAAGTATATCATTCCAAACGACCTATTGTCGGCACGACATGCCTCCCAATAAATCCAATATATCCTATTCGCTTCTCTAAAGTCAGGGTATCCAACGTCAATACTTGCCCATTGTAAGTACATATAATGAGAACCTGTAATATATGTTGGCTCTCCATTATTCATAAACCAAAAGCCACGCTCTCTATAATCAAATTCATTCTCAATGTAATCTACCAATCTATCTTTAAATTGTGATGGCATTTCATTCCAATGGAAAATTGATTGTATCTTTGCTAGTTCTCTTGGTAAGTCTTCTCTCTGCCAATACTGCTCAGATTTTTTATCGCTTCTTCTATATACTTTCTCAGGAACAAGAGGAAGTCCTATATTTAATCCTGATATATTTACTATTTGACCTACCTGTCCGTTTTTAGATATAACAACTATGTCATACTTATCATCATAACCATATACCCAAGACCTTGCCCTATTTTTATTGGACAATATAGATGGTGATACAAAATCTTTTTGTATACTGTATATGTTATTTTGAACGTCTTTCCGCAAACCCTTGTTTAGTATCTGTTTTACTTACTCCCTTTTCTAAAGACTCAAGACTTTCTCTTTCTTGTTCTATTCTATTTAGTATCTCAAAGGCATCAAATATTGCTAACTTTTTTGTCATAGCAGCGTTCTTTAATCTATCTGCAGCCAACTCGTCATCAGTATCTTTTTTAATAATATTTTCTTCTGCGACTTTTATTAATTGCTCAACTGCCTTATGACCTGCCGCAATAATTTTTAGTTTGATTTCTTTTGTATCCATTAATTTAATTTCATTGTTATTTGATTGTCTATTATTCTGTACATTTTTACATCATCAACAGTAAACTCATATTCACAATCGGGTGAAAAGCATACTATATCCCCCTTATTTATTCCTTTGCTAATTAAATAATCATTTGGATATAACATCTCACCCATTAAAGGCTCATCACTAAATGGTTTCTTTATATAAGAATCAATAGCATCTATTGGTTTAACAAAACAATACTTGTCGTAAGAATGCCATACACCATCTTTTTTATACATATAGAATTGGTCGGGTTCAATGAAGAACTTATCGTCTTTAAAAAAACTCTTACCACTTTTTTGATTTCCTCTCATGTCATAATAAAACTTAAATACATTATGATGAACAAGTAATATATCTCCTGAAGATATCGGGCCTTTATAACCTAATGGAACTTCTATTACCTTAGCAAATCTATTTGAAGATATATGGTCTTCTTCAGATGTACTTGTAATAACTTCTAATCCACTAATGGTTTTTGTATTGTTGTATCTCTTATTTATTAAAGATTCAACAATAAAATAAAATGGGGATTTCATTAATAAAATATATTGTATTCAATAGAGATTGGAATAGTCTGTGTAAATTCTTTCCACAAAAGAATCTCATTTGATTCATTTATGATGAATATTTTTATAGATTGAGTAAAGTCTTCAAGTTTAATTAAATGAATTTCATACGTTTCATTTAAAACTTTTTGTCCTACGATATAATGCATTGCACCTCCTTTATAGTCAGGCCCAACAGAAATTTTTCTTATTTCCATGTTTAGTATACTAATATTTCAATAGGTATGGTTTGAAGATTTGGAGTAAATGCAGAAGTTCCATCATGTAGAAAAATTCTTATATTGATTATATCTGCACTTATTATACTTGGGGTAAGAAAATAAGGCGTAAGACCTTGACGAATACTTGGGACACTTATAAAAACATTTCCACTTGTAAATGCACCTGTTTTAGTTGCATTTAAACTTCCATTAGATGGGTTAGACCATTCGATATCTCCGGGATTAAGATTACTTCCGTCCCCAATTGTATTTTCTAATTGAGTTACAGTAAAAATACCGCTATTAATGTTAAGTAACACTTTATAGATACTGTATGGAACCGTAGAATTAACAATGTAAGGACTTACTAATGTTCCTAATCCTGTTATTGATATATTTGTTCCTGCAGTTGTTACACCACCTGCCCCTGCCGCACCTGTAGCGCCTGTAGCTCCTGTAGCTCCTGTAGCTCCTGTAGCTCCTGCAAGACCGGTAGCACCTGTAGCACCTATTGCACCTTGTGGACCTGTTGCTCCTATTAAACCTTGAATACCTTGAATACCTTGTGCTCCTGCTGCGCCTGTTGCTCCTGTTACCCCTTGAGAGCCTGTTGCTCCGGCTAAACCTTGAATTCCCTGTGGACCTGTAGGGCCGGTAGCTCCTGTAGCGCCTATATTCGCTAACAAAGCCCAATTTGTAGTATTTGAAGATGGATTACCTGAACATGAAGAACATGGTAAAATATTATAGTAAGAAGCACCTAAATATCCAACAGCATCATTTAAAACATATGTGCCTGTTGGATTATAAGTCCCTTGCCAATTTAATCCCGCAGGACCTATTGGTCCAACTGCTCCCTGAATACCTGTTGCCCCTGTTACTCCTTGAGCACCTGTAACCCCTGCTATTCCTTGAAGGCCTTGTGGGCCAATTGGACCCGCCACTGTACTTGCCGCTCCTTGAGGACCTGTAACTCCTGCTATTCCCTGTGGGCCTTGAGGACCTGTTGCTCCTGTACCACCAACGCCTAAAGCTAATAAATCACTAATTAAGAAATTTTTAGTTTCATTGTTTGTAGTTACATCAGTACCAATTAACTTATCATTTAATGTAGGTGTTGATAAAACTGAATATGTACTTATTTTTCCCATTTTGTTTTATTGTTTTTTTGTTACTTCTCCTGTCTCAATATTTATTACAGCATCATCTCCATATTTTTCCATTAGTATTTTTTCATGTTTTGTAAAAACATCTTTGATACTATCTATGTATTTTATCAAGCTTTGCTTCTGCAATTCTAAATCACCGAGATTCATTTTTGCTTTAGAAAAATCACCATTCATTTCTCTGATGTTTTTTAATTCTTCTTCTGTTACAAAAATAATATCTTTAATATCATTGTTTTCCATTTTATTTAATTTAAGTTAGTTACAAATGTAATGCTTTTTTAACAAATATTTTCCAAAGAGAGGAAATAATAATTGAAAGTAATACTCCGACTAAAACTCCAAGCCAAAAGAAATTCTTTTTTGGTTGATTTTTTTTGCCTTCTGCCTTAGCTTGAGCCTTCTCAACTATCCTATCTTTATATATAGTTTTTACTTTTATTTTATACTCTATTCTTTTATCTTGTCTAGTTTTAGGAACATAAACAGTATTGTATTTAATAATAGTATCCTTAGTAGTGATGAATTTCTCCCATACTATAGTATCATTAATAATCACAGGTATGCTATCTAATGTTGTTATTTTTATGGTATCTCCTGTCTCTTCACAGGTATAGCCTTTTTTAATAGCTTTGTTTAAATGATATTGCGAAGAGCAACCATATAGCACAAATAATAA